AGATCGACGAGCGTGAACCGGCGCTCGAGCTGGTGCTCCAGGCGCCACCAAAAAGCGCCGCATTGGGGGCATCGGTTTCCGTGCCGCGACCCTCCGTGTTGGCCGACGTACTCTTGGCGCCAGCCCGTTCATCGCCCCATGCCCACAAGTTGCCGGTCGCGCCGATCAAGCCCCATTTGGAAGTGCGGGCCGCATCGAGAATCGTATTGACTGGGTCAGCACCTCGTGAAGTGGCTTCAGTCGCGCCATACGCTGCCGCCATGAACTCCTGTTGCGTCGGGCACCGCTTGCCAAAGGCCGCTGCCAATTCCTGCGCCTCAAACCAAGTGTAGGAGCCGTAAGTCGTTGATCCGTCGCCACCGAACAAGGCCGGCACCTTGGGCGGGCTACTGCCGTCAGCGATTACTACGTTGTAGCAGCTGCTGCCGTTGGTGATGGCATCAACGCCGGTCAGGTAGATGTCAGCCCAGAAGCCGTTGGCGACCAGCGTCATCCCACGCGGGTCCGGGCAGGCGGGACGCCACTTTAAGTCCCACATGCTGTAGGCGTTGATCGACGGCGTACTATCGCCGCCCGCGACGCCACCAGCATTGCCGCCCGGCGCGTAATGAAACCCGCCAATCTTGCGTGACCCAGCGATTGGCGGGGTTGTATGGTTGGCGGTGGCTTCCAGCGTGCCGTTGGGCTTGGCCCAGATTGCGTAGTCGGTACCGGTTACTGGTGAGCCGGGCATGGTGACGACGGTGTTTGCCGGAATGTCCAGCGCCCCACCATTGACCTCAACGGTGATGCGGGTGGCGGTCGATACCGCAAAGTTGCCGGTTTTGGAAAACGCTGCCGCTCCGGGCGCTTCCTTGCGGAAGCCTCGCGTGTGGGTCAGTGCGTTTGCGTTCAATAGTTTGGCCATAACTGCTCCTTTCTAGCGGCGGCTTCCGCCGCCTTACCCAAGTTGCAGGTGGTCACAGGCGAAGCGCGACCCGATGTAGAGGCCCGAGAACGAGGCAGCGTAGCTCCAGGCCGACGAGCGTGAACCGGAGATCGAGCTGCTGTTCCAGTCGCCACCAAACAGCGCCGCATTGGGTGCTTGATATTCGGAGCCGCGACCTTCGGTATTGGCGTTCCACGATGCTCCCGCATACGAACCACCACGTGGCGGACCCCAGACCTGCAACACACCGCTGGACTGCATGACACCCCACTTTGACGTATAGGCGGCGTTGAGGATGGTGCTGACCTGATCGGTGCCGACCGAACTGGCTTCGGTCGTGCCAAAAGCTGCCGCCATGAATTCCTGCTGGGTCAGTGATCGTTTGCCGAACGCAGTCGCCAGTTCCTGCGCTTCAAACCACGTATAGCCGCCATAGGTCGTCGAGCCGTTACCACCGAACGCTGCCGGGACTTTGGGTGGGCTTGAACCATCGGCCATCGTCACGTTGTACTTGGACGAGCCATTGGTGATCGCATCGACGCCGGTCAGGTAGATGTCGACCCAGAAGCCACCACCCACCAAGGTCATTCCGCGAGGGTCGGGGCACGCCGGACGGAAACGCAAGTCCCAGAACGAATACGGGTTAATCGCCGGGGTTGTATCGCCACCGGATTGCGCCGTTGCGTTGCCGCCGGGGGCATAGTGGAAACCACCAATCTTGCGGGCGTTGGTAGTCGGTGGCGTGGTGTGGTTGTCTGTCGCCTCCAACGTGTTGTCGGTTTTCGCCCAGATGGCGTAATCTGTGCCAGCGACCGGTGATCCCGGCATCGTGACAACCGCGCCCGAAGCAAACGTGTAAGCCTCATTTGCTATTTCGACAGACAGATTGACCGCTAGCGACACAGAGAAAGCGCCGGTCTTGCTGAAGGCGACAATAGAAGGGTCCGACTTGGCAAACGTTCCGTTGGCGGTCAGGGTGTTTGCGCGAACTGCGCCGTAGGTAGCCATGATCAAACCCCCTCGAAGTCAGCCGGCACAAAGCCGAACGCGGTGATGGTGCCCAGGTCTTCGATCTCTTCCCAGATCGGGTCGAGTACCGGGCCTTCGTAACCCGGCTGGCCGTAGCCTTCGGGATAGACTTGGACGTTTTGCTTGCGCTTCATACTGCCTTTGAGAAAGCGCATGAACTCGGCGAGCTGTGGTGTACCGGCAATCGCGTCAAGATCGGAGCGGGTGTTGATGATGTATTTTTCCATTACTGCACTCCTTTATATCGAGAGGAAGGACCAAGTCGAATTGACGCCGACATTGACTGCGGCGCCACTTGGGATGTTGATCGGTGGGATTGAAACGGCGTTGCAGCCGTCCGGAATGTTTGCCGTGCCGCTGACGGTATTGCTATGCCAGACGGCCGCCTGCAAAATAATTTCGCTGTTGAAAATCCGCCCACCAGTGATTTGTGGCGCGTTGATCGTCGGCGCTTCCAACGTCTTGTTGGTCAGCGTTTGCGTGTCGGAGGTGCCGACGACGGCGCCAACCGTGCCGGGCACACTGCTCCAGCCGGAAGAAGCCGCGTCGTACTGAAGCAAGGACTTGCCCGGTCCTTGTATAACCCATTGCGCATCGGCCTCAACGGTGATCGTCACGCCACTTGGAATGTCGAGCGTGCCGGGCGTTACCGTAATGTTTCCTCGCGGAATACTGCGGCTCGAAAGCACAAAAGTTGCCGGAAGAATCAACGGCGTCACGCCAAGGGCGTTGGCCCAACTGGAGTCCAAAAAACCTTGCGCATCGGCAATGGGGATTTTGGTTGGCGCTGCTGTCACGCTGGCCGTGCCACCCGTGACCACGGCAACCGCGTTATTTTGCGCAACCACGGCTGCAGCGCGGGCTGTTTCTGCCGCCGAGGCACTTGCGGCAGCTTCGACTGCTTTGGTTGTTGCTGTGGTCGCCGAGTTGGCGGCGCTGGTCGCGCTGGCCGTGGCCGACGTGGCGCTGCTGGCGGCGCTGGTGGCCGCACTGGTGGCTTCGCTGGCTTTACCCGTAGCCGTGGTTGCACTATCAGCCGCCATTGTGGCGGATGCGGCGGCCTCGCTGGCTTTGGTGCTGGCCGTGCTGGCAGACTGGACTGCCGTGGCGGCAGCGGCTTGAGATTCGCTGGCTTTGGCGGCAGATTCACCGGCTTTTGTGCTAGCGATATCGGCACTGGCACTGGCGGCGATGGCTTTTTGTGTTGCGATACCAGCCTGCTCAATGGCCGTATTTTTTGCGGAAATGGCGAGGCTGGCCGCATCGACCGATGCCGATTGGCTGGCGCTGGCACTGGCCGAGGCGTTGATGGCTGTATCTCGGGCAGCTTCAGCGGCAGCGAGAATGATCGGCATTTGTGGGTTGACGTCGCCCACTTCGCCTTTGTCGCCTTTGTCTCCTTTTGGCCCCTGCGGGCCAACCGCTACCACTTCGAGCAGTTCGGCCGGCGCCGTTTCAATCACGACGACCGTGCCCACCTCTTGCGCAATCAGGATGTCAGACATTGCGCGTCACCTCCCTAGAGACGGTGATTGACCCCTGCACTAGTCGCTTTACTTTACCGCCGATGATTATTTCAAGGTCATAGACGCCACATTTGACCAAGGGTGATGTATTCGACTCTGTAAAGTGCAGGGTTATTTCACCAGTGGCACCGCCCAGCGTAATCCCACCATTCTCGGTAGTCAGTTCAAGCAGTACGGTTTCGCTGGATACACTCGGCCTGAGTTGCATGCGCGCCGTGTAGCCAGTGAGATTGACCGGGTTGCCGGTGTTGTCTTTCCAAACAAGGGGCTTGTCGTAGTCGGTCCCTTGCTCGATTTCAAAGTCGTAAATGGCTGCTGGCATAGTGATTACCCGTAGAAGGCTTTGCCGTAGGCCATGGCGCGCTCGGCGCTGGCCGGCTCTGCATCCTTGCTGAAAGCGCGGAACAGAATGTAGTTTTCGATGGCGGCCTGATAGATGTCGCGTACGCCGAGCGTGCCGTTTGCAATCAGGGCGGGCGGCGTGAAGCTGTGCGTGATGATGACCTTGGCCGGCGTGGCGTTCTGCGCGGGATAGACATAGAACGTGTCCGGCTGCGGATCATCCATCCAATGCTTGACCGTGGATGCGGTCGGGCCTTTCATCCAGCCCGGCATAAAGCGGTCCAGTGTGGCGCGGTCAGTCGGCGTGATGGCGTTGCCGTTATCGTTCTGCCGCATATCG